CCTCTTTTTCTCCCTGGAATATCAAATGGCTGACAACCTGGCGGCGATGCTCGGCGTGATCGAGGTGTTGAGGAGTCAGGGCGTGCTTCAGGAGACTGACGAGGCGCTAGTAGCGTCTGCTCTGACGTTGGCGGCGCAGGTTGATGAGACTCCCGGCAACGCTTCGATCTGGAAAGAGTATCTAGTCGTTCAGGAGGGTTTGCGTGGTCTTGCTGACGGAGCGGATTCCCCTTTCGAGCGGTGGTCTGCTGAATTGCGCGCCAAGGTGGGGGACGGAACGGACCGGCCGACCGACGTTAGGTCCAAGACTCGCCGCAATAGCTGAACAATTGGGGACTCCGTTCATGCCTTGGCAGCAGTATGTAGCTGATGTGGGCATGGAAATCCTCGAGAACGGGCTTCCCGCGTACCGGGAGATTGCGGTAACCATCCACCGACAGGCGGGGAAGACCACCGAATGCCTCTCTTGGGAGGTGGACCGGGCACTGTTTTGGGGGCGGACCCAGCATATTGGGTACTCGGCGCAGACCGGATTGGACGCCCGGTCGAAGATGGTCAAGGACCAGTGGCCTCTCGTCCAGGGTTCCCCGCTCCGCGCGGGGGTGTCGGCGATGCTCAAAGGTGCTGCGTATACGGCGATGGAGTTCAAGAACGGGTCGCGCATTGAAGCTCTCGCCTCTTCGGAGGAGTCGGGACACGGCAAGACTCTCGGTCTCGGGGTGATCGATGAGGCGTTCGCAGACGAGGACGACCGCCGCGAGCAGGCGTTGGGGCCGGCGATGATCACCATGGCCGACGCTCAGAAGCTGATCTTCTCCACCGCGGGCACCGAACGGTCGGTGTTCTTGAAGCGGAAAGTCGACAACGGACGCGACGCCGTCGAGCGAGGGTCGACTTCGGGGATGGCTTACTTCGAGTGGAGCGCCCCTGACGGGGCTGACATCGAGAACCCCCAGACTTGGCGGGACTGTATGCCGGCCCTCGGGTACACGATCGAAGAGGATTCAGTCCGGGCGGAGTTGTTGTCGATGACGGAGAACGAGTTCCGCCGCGCCTACTTGAACCAGTGGACCGCCTCCGACGACCGGGTGATCCCCGCCGCGGTGTGGGAGAAAGTCGTCTCCGCACACGTCATCCCGAAAGGTTCAATGGTCCTGGGCGCGGACGCCAACCCGGAGCGGAGCGCAGCATCGATCGCAGTCTGCGATTCCGAAGGCAGGGCCGAGCTGGTCGATTACCGGCCGGGGGTGAACTGGTTGACCTCCCGCCTGGTCGAGTTGGCGAAGAAGCTAGGGGCGCCGGTAGTGGTCGACTCCACCGGCCCCGCCGCGCCGGTCATCCCATCATTGCAAGCCCAAGAGGTTGAAGTCATTTCCTATGGGGGGAGAGAACTAGCTAACGCTTCGGCGATGTTCTTCGACCGGGTCGCCGACGAGAAGATCAAAGTCCGCTACCACAACGTGTTGGACCAGGCGGTCGCCGGCGCCACTCGCAGATCAGTGGGGGATGCGTGGGCGTGGGGTCGCAGACAGTCCGGGGTGGACATCTCGCCCCTGGTCGCAGTGACACTCGCCTCTCACGTGGCGATGAAACCCTCCGACCCTGAACCGGGACCGTTCGTGTATGAGTTCGACTGACCTGGTTGAAGGCTTGTCGGTGGGTATGATTCTCGTTGGAGCCTATCTGGTTTCGCCCTGGCTGCTCCTGGTCGTCGTCGGGGTCGCCGGGTTGGTGGCCGCCGATCGGATGGAGAAGCGACGTTGAGTCTTCTGGACTTGTTCAAATCTAGGGCGATCGACGCTTCCCAATTCGCTACCGGTGACGACGGGTGGGGCTCAGTCTCGGACTCGGGAGAGGCTGTGACCACAGCTTCGGCGATGCGGCTGGTCGCGGTCTACGCGTGTATTGGGTTGATCTCCGACGCGATCCGGGGGATGCCAGTCGACCTGTTCCAGAACCGGAATGGGATCGCTGAAGAACTTCCCCCGACGATGTGGTTGGAGATGCCCAACCCTGACCAGACGTGGGGCCAGTTCATTGACATGGGGATGCACCAGCTCTTGAGCCGGGGGAACCTGTTCGTCCTCCTCGGCCCAAGGGACTTGTTGGGGTATCCGACAGAGATGACACCGATCGACCCCAACGTGACTCCGGTCCAAGTCCGAAGAGTCAGCGGACAGAAGAAGGTTTACGTCGGAGGGATGCCGCTTGACCCCTACTCGGTTCGCGACCCAGGAGGCCAGATCCTCCACGTCCTCAACCACTCCTCGGACGGGTTGACTGGGCTGGCTCCGATCGAACTGGCGAAGCAAGCTATCGGATTGGGGTTGGCCCAGGACAAGCACGGCGCCAAGTTCTTCGGCCAGGGTGTCCAGACCACCGGTGTAGTTCAACTCCCGCCCGGCGCGAAGCCCGAAAAGAAGGACATTGAAGCGTTGGGCAAGTCGTTCCGTCGCAAGTATGCGGGGACTCAGAACGCGTGGCGTCCCATCATCCTGGCTAACGGAGCCACCTATAACCCGATCTCGGTTCCCAACGACCAGGCCCAGTTCATCGAATCCCGCAAGTTCTCAGTGTCCGAGATCGCTCGTATCTTCCGAGTCCCTCCTCACCTGATTGGAGACTTGGAGAAATCAACTTCGTGGGGAACTGGGATCGAACAGCAGTCGATCGGGTTCGTCACCTACACCCTCACTCCGTGGCTGACCCGGCTTGAGGAGGCGTTCAGTTCGATCGCCCCCCGCGGACAGTATGTGAAGTTCAACGCCAACGCCCTCCTGCGGGGAGACCAGAAGGCCCGGTTCGAGGCGTACCAGATCGGCATTCTCAACGGGTTCGTCACCCGCAACGAGGTGCGCGGATTCGAGAACCAGGCACCCATCGAAGGGCTGGACGCTCCGCTGCTCCCGATGAACCTCGGCGCTTTGGGTGAAGGCGACGGCGCGACCACGATCACAGTCGCGATCGGTACTCTGATCCGCGCCGGCTGGGAGCCGGACAGTGCAAGAGAAGCGGTCATCACCGGCGACTACTCCAAGCTGGTCCACACCGGGTTGGTGCCGATCACCATCAAACCAGAGGAAGCTTTAGCCTGAGGAGTACCCTATGGCCATGAACTTTGAACGCCGCGACATCGACACTGCCCCTGAAATCCGCATGGACGCGGGGGAGACCAAGATCACCGGCTACGCCGCCGTGTTCAACGAGGTGTCCAAAGATGTCGGTGGGTTCGTGGAGAAGGTCCGTCCTGGTTCGTTCAAGCGTGTCCTCTCTCGCGGCGACAACGTCTTGGGGTTGTTCAATCACGACATGGACAACCTCCTGGCGTCGGTGTCGTCTGGTTCTCTCCGACTGTCCGAGGACAACGTCGGGCTGAAGTATGAGTTCGACCTTGACGCTTCGGACCCAGACCATCAGAGGGTGATCTCCAAAGTTCGGCGGAGGGATTTGCGGGGGTCGTCGTGGGCGTTCCGCACTTCGCCCGGCACCGACGTTTGGACTGCAACCTCAGACGGGATGCCGATGCGAGAAGTCACCGAAGTTTCCGCTCTCCGCGATGTCGGCCCGGTCACTTCCCCCGCCTACCCGTCGACTGAATCCGGTGGGGCTGCGCTCGCCCTTCGGAGTTTGGCGGACCTTGTCAACAAGCCTGTGGAAGAGCTTGTGGAACACCAAGCCGAACTCGCCGCCTTTCTCCTGGAGCTGAGATCCACTGACGAGCAGCCCGAAGAGGCTACGATTCCTGATGAGCACTTGGACGCCGACTCCCGCAAGGACGCGGACTCCAACGGCGAAGTCAAACCGATACCACGACCGAGAGATGATCCGGCGTGGGTAAACGACTTTGTGAGGAGTACGCATGGCAGTTGACACACTGCTCAAAGAGCTGATCGAGAAGCGGGCGCAAGCCTGGGAGTCGGCCAAGCATTTCTGGGATTCCGAGGAGTCCACCCGTGAAGCCGCCGACGCCGAAGCCGCGCAGAAGGCTTCCGACGAGATCACCGCAATGGACGAGCGCATCGATGAGTTGTGGTCGCTCCACCAGGGCAACACCCGGTCGGAGCAGCGCCGCGACGAGTTGGACAAGATCGTCCGTCCCGACACCCGCGACGAGGAAGAGGGCGGGGCCGACCTGCTGAACTTCCTTCGTGGTGGGCCGGGCAACGCCGACTTCGGGAAGCGGTTCGAGTTCGACATGAACCGGTCGGTAGCGATCGACCCCCAGTCGAAGACGTGGAGCCTCCGTGCTCTCACCTCGAACGTCGCCGCCTCCGGTGGAGACACGGTCCCTACCTCGTTCGTCAACACGCTCTATGAGCACATGGTGGCGAACTCGGCGATCCGACAGACCAACGTCCGAGTGGTTACCACCTCCTCAGGTGAAAGCCTCGAATTCCCCAAGACGGTGTCCCACGGCACGGCGACCCTGGTCGGTGAAGGCACCGCCATTGCCGGGTCGGACCCCAGCTTCGGGAAGGTGACGTTGCAGGCGTGGCGGTACGGCCAGTTGGTGATCGTTCCTAACGAGTTGCTGCAGGACACCGGTGTCGACCTTCTCGGCTACTTGGCCCGGGACATGGGTCGTGCAGTCGGAGCAGCCTCCGGCGCGGCGTTCATCACCGGTGACGGTGCGTTGAAGCCGAACGGGGTTGTGGTCGCGACCAAAGCTCAGGTGGGAACTTCGATCCAGATCGCATCTGCGACCGTCGAAGCCCAAAACCTGATCGACCTCCAGTACGCGGTGATCGAGCCCTACGCCACAAACGGGTGGTGGATGATGAGCCGGGCCACCGCGGGCAAGGTCCGTGGGATGAAGGATGCGGCGGGGTCGTTCGTGTGGGGAGCCGGGCTGGTGCCGGGCGCACCCAACACGATCCTGGGCAACCCTTACGTCACCGACCCGAGCATGGCCGCAGTCGCTTCGGCGGCAATGTCGGTCCTGTTCGGCGACTTCTCCGCCTACGTCATCCGTGACGTGTCGGGGATCGGGCTGGAACGGTCGGACGACTACGCGTTCAACACCTATTCGACGGCGTTCCGTGTTGTCCTTCGGACAGACGGCGACCTGTTGGACGGGACCGGCGCGATCAAGGGCCTTGACACTGACTGACTAGACGCCCTGATGGGGGCGGACCAAACGGCAGGAGCGGCCTCTTCGACGGGGGCCGCTCCTGTTTACATTCCCGGTTCACGGTTGTATGGTTCGGGAGTCCATTGATTCCCTATCAATGAAACGTCCTCCCAGGCG